AGTTTCGTACAATGAATTTGACCCAGTAGATTTAGTTTTAAAATCTTCTGCGCTGACAACATTTATTGGATCTTTCATTGGTTGTGGGTTTGTGACTACTGGGTTTGTGACAGGTGGAACATATGCAGAGACATTGTTGCCACTGTTTCCGCTATTGTCGCCACTCGTAGTGGTTGCTGTGGGTTTTACCAAAGTAGAAATATTCTTGCCTGAAATATTCTTGCCTGAAATATTACCGCCTGACCCCACCACATAGTTCTTGTTCGTATCAGGAACTGCTGTAGTTGCGTTGTTATTAACTGTTGTGGTTCTTGCCACTGGCCTTAATGATGTTGTTGGGGCAGAACTACCACCGCTGTTATAAGTTTTCGTTTCAGCTTTTCCACCACTCGTAATCTCTTTAATAGTGTCAGAGAACCAACCGTAAACAGGAATGCCGTCAGGTCCAGGAATTCCTGCACCGCCCATATCACGCAGCACCTGCTCTTCTTGTGGGTTGATATATGCAAGCATGTGTGGCTGTCCCATTAGCTCTGCTTGGCGCGGAACACCTTGGGGGTAACTTTTGTTTTTAGGGATCGCTTTCAAGGCTCCATAATTCATGCTGTTTGCACTCCTTGGGTTTGTGATTGCGCCATTTCTTCAGGCGTCGGCAAAGCAGCCATAACATTGCCCAATGCGCCAAGCTCTCCGGTCTTCATTTTACGGCTGAGCTCCATTGCTTTTTGAACCAAGTATTGGTCTGCGTTAAAAGGCTGCTGGCCTTGCTGGCCTTCTGGTTGGCCTTGCTGCTTGGGTGGGCCACCGAACATGGATGGATCAATTGGTCGGATGGATGCTAAAATCTCATCCATTCTTCATAGCCTCTATTTGCATTTTGGCTGCGTTTTTCTCTCGCTCTAATTGCAGCTCATTCTCTAGCTTCATAACTTTAGCTTGTAAATCTGCTTGGGCTTTTGCTGCGTCTATTTGCATTTTCTGTTGAGCTTCAGCTTGTTTAATTTCGATTGAGGACTGTGCTTTAGCTTGATCAGAAGCGATTTGGGCTTGCGTCCTAGCTTTGAGTGCTTCAGCCTCGAGTTGAGCGAGTTGTTTTGCATATTCTAATGGGTTCTGTTGTTGGCCTTGCTGCCCTTGCTGCTGAATAGATGCAATCTGTTTCATCTGAGGAGCTTGCTGGACAACTTGCGCAGCACGCTGGCTTATGAGCCTGTCAAGGTCTGGGTTGATATCCTCAAACTTAAAGTCTTTATCTGCGAAGTCTGGGATCGGAGGAAGAGGAACGCCAACACTGGCTTCCATTCGAGTTCTGTAAAGCAGTGCGATGTGCTCAGCTATGTGAGCAATTAATACTGGCTGGACTTGCTTGGCTCCAGGATTCCCTGCGAGGGACGGGTCTTGCAAAAACTGCATGTGAACTGCGATGTGGGAGTCGTGGTCTTGTTCTGGGAATGCACGAATTGGTTTGCCATACATAACAGACATGTTCTCATCAATCGGATCCATCATCGGTGCATCTTCAGGCTTGATCAATATCTCGTCAATATTAGGAATTCTAATAGCTTCGTACATGCGCTTGTATGCAGCATACATATCGTGCATCTCAGGTGCTGACTGGGCCATCTGGAGAATAGCTTGGGCCTGAGCAATGCGCTGGGAAGAGCTGAATATGTTGGGGTCGCTGATTGGTATGATGTCGATGCGATCATTAAAGTCAGCAGCGAATATCTCAGAATTGCTTCCTATCAATGAGAATGTAAAGCTCTCAGGAAGGTTCTCGGCATTGAGGTCTGCTAATAGCTTGAACTCTTGGCCTTGAGCGTAGTGCAACCTTTTGTGGATTGCAGAGAAGGCTTTTGATCCTTGCTCGATTAAAGCAACCGTTGATCCGACAGGCGCATTTGGATTAACATCCCCAACATTAAGATCTGCGGTGCTGGCGAAACGCTGGCCTGCATCGACGATATATCCCAGCAAGTTAAATAGTGATTGGCTTGGCTCTTTGAATGGCAGCGGCATGATTGCTTTATTAACATCATCAACCGTTGCATCTAGGTCAACAAACTCTCCAGGATTTACCTGAACTTCGCCACCGGAAACTCTGCCTCTTAACTTAAAGCCACCTTGCATATTGCTGAATGCAGCAGAGTCAAGCAATGCCCGTAAAGATCCAGTTGCTGCTTTGCCCAATCCACCAATGAGGTGGTAAAGTCCGAAGCCATAAAAGCCTAATCCAGGAAGGAATTTGTAAGACACAAACCAATCCCTGCGTTTTTTCATCTCATCTTCTTCTCGCCAGTTGCGGCGAATGCTGACTATGTTCTCATTGTCATAATCAACTGTTACAACATAAGGGATTGCAACTGCATTATCATCTTCGTCTTCGTCTTGATCGTCATCTTCGAAATTGCTATAAACATGCATCTCTAGAAGAGTCATTACTTCGTCTTGAGTATTGTCGCCATACTGATCAACACCCTCAATCTCTCCAACAACATCTCCAGAAGGATCAAAGTCGCTGCCTTTATCGTCGCTGGGCAGATAATAGCCTGACTGGACATATCGATTGTAATCATTCTTCGGCATGCGGATGACGTGGGTGTAACGCGGGGAAGTATAAAGGTCTTTGCTCTCTGGTGCGACAACAAAGTCTTCAGCCTTAACGAACTGAGAGCATTGGCGGTCCATACTTGAATCCCACCAAACCTTTTTGAATGTCTGGCCAACTAATGGGAGGTGGAAAAGCATCTGATCCAGATCAGGGAAATATTCTGGCATCTCCTGTGTAATCTGGTAATTCATATATTCACGAACCCGACGAGCCTGTTCTTCAAGCTCCTCATTAGGCTCACCAACGATCAAAGTCTTGATTGGTCCACCTGATGGGTAAAGCTCTGCAATTGCACGGGCATTAAACTGTGTGGCAGCTTCTGCGATCATTGGGTGGACAACAATACTCAGGCCACGAGTTGCACGCTCGTCTTCTGATTCATCCATCCCACCGTCTGGGTCGAGTGTCTTTAATCCCTTTTTGTATCGCTCTTCCCACTCAGAACGAGACTCACGATCATTGTTGTAAAACATTATGAGCTCGGAGGCTTCTGACTTTAGCTCTTTGGCAGAGAAGTCTTCCGCCAGATTGGCATCAAACTCTGTGTCTGGTTCTGAAATATCATCTAGCTCTGGGTCGCCAATCAGGACCTCGTTGTCGCCAATGTCTTCAACCTGAAAATCGTCTGCTGGTGCAGGATCAATGAATGGCGCTAATGGTTGTTGAATCGCAACGGGTTCTCTAGCCATACAGTGTTATCCTTCTTTTGTCTTCGTAATCATCATCATCAAAATCATTCGAGTGAGTCACAAACCAGCCTTTGCGCAACCTCAACCATGCCTGTGTGCACGTGTCAACAATGTCATCATTGTCGGTGGCAGGGAAGGCTGCACAAATATCTATTAGGTTCTTAGCCCACATTTTGTCTTTTGGAAAGAAAATTCGTCCATCCTCTAATAATGCGGAGCTTGCATGAGCACGAGCTTGCTTGTCTCGGTCAGGCATATACTCAAGAACTGGGACACCTGCCATGCGTAAATCTTGCAACAAAGACTGGCCAGAAGCCTTCTTCTCGATCAAGACAGCGTCTGGCTCCCAGTCATTATATGCCTCTTGTGCGAGCTTTCTCAGCTCAGGATAGCTGACACGATCATACCACATTTCTAAAACGATAGCATTTATCTGGCCATTCATCTTGAACACACCCCAAGTGGTCCGAGCCGAATAAGACGATTTTTCTTTGGTGCTGAAGGCTGTGTCCCAAGACTGGAGAACATATTCTATGTCAGGAAGCTCAGCATGTTCCCATGGCACCCACCACTCAGCTTTAAGAATACCGCCGCCTTTGGGCATTGGTCGCTGTTGTAGTTGGCCAGCAGCAGCATAACTTCCTAAAGACCTTTCAAGTGTTTTAAGTGTTTTCTCATCTATCCTGTTTGGCCAAAGCAGCTCGCCTTCTTTAGTTCTTGGGTCTGTGAAATTCAAGGTTGAGCGCATTGGAGTTGGGTGGCCAATCTCATATCTGGCTGGCAGCATCAAGTGGTCCCACTCATCACCAAGCTCATTCGCCAAGATGTGGCCAGTCAAGTCCTGCTCATGCAGCCTTTGCATAATGATGATAAATGCGCCTGTCTTTGGATTGTTAAGACGAGTCTGCATAGACTGATCCCACCACTCAAGAACTCCTTCACGCACTGCAGAGCTGTCAGCCTCAATTGAATTATGCGGATCATCAATAACAACAATGTCACCACCATCCCCTGTCAAAGCACCACCAACCGAGGTTGCGATCCGATAGCCTGTCTTGTCGTTCTCAAATCTTTGCTTCTGGTTCTGGTCACCTGTCAGCTTGAAAGTCTCACCGAAATGGTTTTGATACCAGCGGCTGTCGATAAGTCTCCGACACTTAACCGAGTCCCGAATAGAAAGTGAGCTTGCATAAGATGCATAGAGGAATTGTTTCGATGGCTGGATGGTCCACGCCCATGCCGGAAGAGCCACAGCAACCGAGATCGATTTCATGTGCCTTGGTGGTACATTTATTATCAGACGCTTTATGTCGCCTTCAACAACAGCCTGAAGATGGTCGGAGATTGCATCAATGTGCCAGTTGTCTTGGAACTCTCGTCCTGGCTCAATCGCTTCCCAAGAGTTCTTGGTAAACTCCCTCAGGGATCTCTTCATCTTCTCCGCTCTCACTTCCTTCAATGACAGCGTGTTCAAGAACTCGTTCAATTGTGGTGAGGTCATTATCGGTTAATCTGCTTATGTCAAGCACCTTTCGCTCTTCAATTTGTGCTGTTATCTCAACAGCCTTTAGATCAGGGACACACTTGCCCAACAAAGTCTTTGCTGCCATAACTCTCAACTCCGGATCGGCACCAACCTTTCCGATGTTTTGAACTGTGCCGTCTTGATCTTGAGTGTAAACAGGAAACATCTCTTTGCCTTGCATAACCGAGGCGAGGAATCCAACAGGGTCTGCTTGGCCCATGATCCAATTGATTGTGGCTGGATGGTTCCACTTCTTATGTCTAGTTTGGCGTGGTTGTGCAGCCTTTTGATTCTTGAGAGGCTC